CTTCTGAATGTCTAAGAAAATTGTTTTGAATGGTATTAGTTATCGTTGGGGTGATCTGTATGATTCGTGGAATCAGGCACAAAAGGATCACTTTGATGGCAAGATTGATATCTATGCCCCTATTATGAGAGATGGTATTCAATACCCTAGTATTGTGGATCAGTATAAGGCTGATGCTGCACGGAGATTTACCAAGTGAAACCTAGTGAAGTTCTTGATCGTATTTTTTACTATCTTGAAAACTATAATGAGGAAGATTCTTTTGATACAAAAGAAATCAAAGAACTTCTTGTTGACTGTAGTCATCTAATCAATCATTTACTTCTCTTTCATGGAAACTCAAGGATTTAATTATGGAAACCCCTAGCGAATATAAGTTTGAGTATATGGGTGAGGAGTATATTGCCAAGTTGACTACAATTGAAGATCCCGATGGTTATCCTCATGTTGAGATTGATCATATTGAGGATATCTACGGATCTCATATTGAGCCTAGTGAGGATGATGAGTTTGGTAATGAACTATATCAATTCTTTTGGGAGAACTATAATGGGGCTTGATACATATGCTTTTGATGGAAAGAAGCAAGCACCTGATTCTAACTTTGATGGGATCAGTCTTTGTGGTGGTATGTTTAGTGGTAGCGGTTCTTCGTTTCGTGGTAAAGTCTACAATAGTTTTGTAAACTGGGTAACAAATGATCAAGTTGATCTGTATACTGAACGCAATAGTTCAGATGAAGTTACCTTGCTTTATAATGCTATTGATGAGTTTCTTCTTGGTGGTACTAGTGAGGAATTGCAAGATGCTCTAGATGAACTCCATAATAATGGAGATATTGAGTATCATTACAAAATTGATGAGATTCGTGATCTTCATAAGTTTATGAAGGTTTGTGTTGACAATAATTATACACTAGTAGGATGGTGGTAACATGGATGACATTGAAAAGGTTGGGCATGATCTTCTTGATTATCTGGTAACTCTTGATTTTGTTGAGATTTGTTGGGGTGAGGATGGTAGGGATTATTATAGACTTACTGAATTAGGTTTTTCTGTTGCTAATATGTTGTATGTTTTGAATAAGGAGAATCTAGATGATGGATATCAAGTATGTTGATTGGGTGCATCGTTTAGATATGATGCTTATTGATCATGCTTTAGTTTGGGAAGATGTTGCACAGTTTATGCCACATCATTATTATCTTTTGGGTAAGACCCCAGAAATCTTTATGGATGATATGAAGGAGATGATGAGCGATGATTAATTATACTGTTGTATATGAGCCTACGAATGGTTGGTATGAAGTTCGTGGTTCCTATATTACTAGTGTTGGAAATCGTGTAACTATAATTGATGCGTTTGGTGACGAGTCAGATGCTCATGCTTATGTAGCATATCTTGAGAATAAGGACAACAAAGAGTGGCCGTAATTCTTATCATCTGCATTATCGTCGTTTTTATCGCAGCCTATACTAGAGTCGAATAGTTGGGGCTACTGATAGGGACTCCACGGTACTTGCCTCCTTAGCTCAATTGGTAGAGCAGTTGACTTTTAATCAATTGGTTATAGGTTCAAGTCCTATAGGGGGCACTTTGTTACAATACATAAACCTTTATCTTTAGGAGATACTATGGACAAGGAAACTTTGTACGAAGAGATTACTGTTAGTGTTGGTGATAATGATTACACCGTGTCTTTTATTGCTACAGAAGTTTGGAATTATGTTGATCATGGTATTGGACCCTATGAATATTGGGGTGCTTTTGGTATCCATGAAGATTGGTGTTGGGAACTTGAGTCTGTAGAGATTACAGATGTCTATATCCATGAATATCTTAATGAGCACGATCTTTGTATGAAAACTGGTATTGACGGTCTTAAGAAAGATTTTGCTGATAAATTACTTAAGGCTTGTAAACAATACTCTAGTGATAATGCTGAAGAACCTGAGCATGACGGTGATTATTACGATGATAACTTTGATGAAGGTCCGTGGGCTGATCCCGGTTATTATCATTATAGCGACTAAGTAATTTACTGGGGTGTGCCTGAATTGGAAAAAGGTCGTGACTTATAATCGCGCTCATGTGGGTTCGAATCCCGCCGCCCCTATTACTGGCCTTATTGGAAGGACAGTTTTTACGAAATCTATACTTATTAAAAGGACAGATTATGAATCATTTTGCTGAGAAGATGGAAGAGTTTCTTAAGGAAGCCGCTAGTGATGCAGTCAAGGATCAGATTAGTGATGCTATTGATGACATAAAAAGTGATATGGAATCTGAAATTGAGGATGCAAAGTATAGCATGGAACAGATGGTTGATTCTGCTATCTCCGATATGCGTGATGATGTCACCAGTAATGTTGTTGATGAGATTATGAGCGATATTGATGATAAGATTCTTGAGCGTATGAAAGAGCAGAAGAATATGATCGCTCCTTTGAATGATACGGATAATAAGTGGATTAAGGATTATATTGACGGCTTGATTAAGGAGCGTCTTAGTCAGGTTTTTAATGAGATGGCTAAGTTTACAAAGCCTATTTTTATACCGAATAAGGTGTAATGGCATTAGTTCCTGTAGCTCAATTGGATAGAGCGTGGCACTTCTAATGCTAAGGCTAATGGTTCGATTCCATTCAGGAACGCTTATTGACAAACCATAGGAGATGTGCTATAATGAGTGGTAAGCATTCGGCTGGTAAAGGTGATAAGTATCGCCCTGTTGATAAAAAGCAATATGACAAGAACTATGAGGCTATCTTTGGTAAGAAGAAGCCTAAAAAGAATACGGCCAAGTAGACCAACGGCAGAGTCAAGACACTTAAAATGTTTGTAGTGTGGGTTCGAATCCCACCTTGGTCATATTTGGGGCTATCGTCTAGTGGTCTAGGATAGGAGGCTTTCATCCTCTTGACCGGAGTTCGAATCTCCGTAGCCTCACTTTCGCTATCAACATTCGGAGAAACTATGAAGCAAAACAAAAATAAAGAGAAAGATCGTTACAAGTACAAGAAGAAAGAACAAAATAAAGGATGGGGTAGTCAAAAACGAAAGCGTATGAAAGAAGAGTTTAAAGTTCGTGATCGTTCTGATTTTAATTAAGCGTCTGTTGACGCAGAAAGGTTACTATAATGGCACATGAAATCATGGAGAAGGATGGTGCAGTTTTCAATCGTGTTGCTGCATGGCATCGTCTTGGTAATGTTGTTGAGTCTGATATGTCTCCTACTGATGCTTTGAGAAGTGCTGGTCTTGAGTGGAATGTTATCAAGACTGGTTTTGTTAAGGCAGATCATCCGGACATTGGAACGGTCTTTTCAGAAGACTATAGTGCCATTGTCCGAGAAGATACGAAGGAAATTCTTAGTGTTCAATCTAGCGATTATCAGGTAATCCAAAATAGCGAACACTTTGAGATGGCTTATGAGTTGTCAAGAGATGTTAAGGTTGAATCCGCACTTAGTCTTAAGAATGGTCGAAAGGTTGTTCTTCTCCTTCGTGGTGATTCATTTGATGTTGCAGGATCTAGTGGAGATACTGTTACAGAGTATATGGGTCTAATCAATAGCCATGATGGTAGTATTGCTTTCTCCGCTCTTCCAACCAGTGTTCGTATTGTTTGTCAGAACACTTTGAGTATGGCTATTGCCAACGCTAGGAAGGGAAAGAATATGTTCCGAATTACCCACAAGGGTAATACTATGGAAGATAAGAAGCAAGCTATGCGTGATGCTCTTCGACAATTCCAATCTAATGGCAAGTTCTTCCGTGAAACGGTAGATGTTCTTGCTAATCGTGAACTTACTAAGTCTGATATCCAGCAGTTCTGGATGGATGTGTGGGGTCTTATTGAAACACCCATTGTTACCAATCCAAGAACTGATGCAGAGAAGGATAACTATGATAATGCTGTTAAGGCTGTATCTAGTTGGTCTGAAACCTTTGACCGTGAAAGGGATGAGACTGGTAGTAAGGCAAGTATGTGGATGGCTGCTAATGCTGTTAGTAAGTATATCCAGCATCGTGTTGCTGCCCGTGGTCGCAAGGCTACGGCAGAGAATCGTGCGTGGGATAATCTTGCAGGGTTAAATCAGGATTCGACCATGAAGGTTTTCCGTCACGCTCTTGCTACGGTCTAATCATTAAGTTGATGGTGGGATGCGCATACCTAAAACGCATTATACAGGAGATACTATGAAAAAGGATGTGGCAAAACTTTGGATAAAGGCTCTTCGTTCTGGTAAGTATAAGCAGGGAAAGTGGACACTTCGTAACCACAATAATAGTTTCTGTTGTCTTGGTGTTTTGTGCGATATTTATAATACCGAAAGAAAGAAAAGCAAGAAGAAAACCTTGACGGTTACTAAGGTTAATAATTTATTTGACGGTAAATGCTATAAATATGGTTCATATGCTTGCTATCTACCGCCAGCTGTAAAAAAATGGGCTGGAATTAAAACTAAGAATGGTCAGTTTAACGATGTAAAGAATGGTGAGTGGTATACTTTATCGGGTCTTAATGATGGTGATTTTGGTCGAGGGTCAAAATCTTTTGATAAGATTGCTGCTATTATTAATGCTAATATAGATGAACTTTGATAGGAGGTATCTATGCCTGAGTTATGGAATTTACTTAAGCCAGAAGTTCAGGAAAATAGAAAGAACTATCAGGCTCTTCTTGAAGAAGAGATGCTTAATCTTTCTAACAACCGATATTGGGAAGAATACAACAGATCCCCAGATGAGGGATATCCAGAACAAGGTCTTCTAGATTCTTGTGTTGTTCACTTGACACCGTTCTATCAGGAATGGATTGATCTTGTTAGCAAGAATCGTAAGACTCCTGAGTGGGCTTATCCTCTATTTGCTGTTGGTGCTGGTAAGATGGCCGACATTACTATTAGGTGCTTGATGTTAGAGTGGTTTAATTCTAACACTTGGGACCGTAAGATGGATGGTAAGGATGGTGATATTCACACCGTTCCCCTTCCTTCCGCCCAACATATGTCACACCAAATCTCTAATATGGTTATTGATATTGTTGCTTATCAAGCAGCAAAGAAAGATTTTAGAGAAGATTGGCTAAAGCAGTCTCATTATCAGAAAAATTGGACTGTAAAGCGTTGCCGTGCTTTTGCTAAGAAAATGAATTGCATTAATAAGAAGCAATTTACTAGGAAGCAAAGGGAAGATTTTGGGCATCATATGCTTCGAATTGCTGAGATTAGTAATATTATTTCTATCAAAAACTACAGAAAGCGTATCGGTAGTCGTTGGTATGAAAGAGTTGTTGTTAGTTTTACTGATGAAATCTTGATGGAACTACACAATCGACACAATGATCTTGTCTCAAGGGCTAGCTTTTTGTATCGTCCTATGATTGTTCCTCCTGTACCGCATACCGTTAATTCTAGCGGGGGCAATCTTATGCCGTGGCTTAGAAAGCCTGTTGTTCAGAAGTTTCGTGATGTGTTCTGGGACGAAACAGTTGTTCAGAAAAACTCCACCCCTAGTGAAATGGTTGTTAATGGTCTTAATAACTTGATGAATACAGAGTGGACTATTAATAAGTCTGTTTATGAAGTTATGGAAAACATGTTCCTTAACAACACTAGACAGGCTAATCTTCCAGCATACAATTTTGATGCTTTTGATTTTGGAGAACCTTACCCAGAAAGTGGAGCTAAGGAAGAAAAGGCTAAGTGGTGTCAGAGAAAAGAAGAGGCTTACAGTAGTTGGTATAAAGAAGAGCGTTCCCGTGGTAGGATGTTAGTTCGTCTTAAGCTTGCTAAAGATTTGCTCAAGTGGGGATTCTTTTATCACACTTATACATGTGATTTTAGAGGTCGTGCTTATACGGCATGTGACTTATTATCTCCACAAAGTTCAGATTTTGATCGTAGTTTAATTATGTTTGCAAAACCAGTCAAGCAAACAGAACAAGGTAGGTATTGGTTAAAAATCCACTTGGCAAATCTCTTTGACCAAGATAAGGAATCATTTGAAGATAGAATTAAATGGGTTGATGAAAACTTAGATCTTATTCAGGATACTGCAAAAGATCCCTATGAAATGCGATATTTCTGGGTTTCAGATAAAAAGAAAAAGAATCCAAGTTTTCAGCGTCTTGCAGCTATTTTTGAGTTGTGCAGAACGGATGGTTTAACACAATTACCTATTCAAATGGATGGGTCGTGTAACGGAGTTCAACATTGGGCTGCTGTTATGAGAGATACAGACCTTGCTTACAAGGTTAATCTTGTGAAGTCTGAGATACCACAGGATCTTTACGGCTTTGTTGCAGACTCCATGACTAATAGTATGGAAAAGGATGTAAAGGATGATAACGCAGACCCAGACACTAAGGTTTGGGCGGATAAGTTTCTTGAACACTGGAATCACAATATTCCAAGATCAGTATGCAAGAGAGCTGTAATGACAGATCCTTATGGAGTAACTTTCTATGGTATCCGTCGTTATTGTAAGTCTGAGGGACATTTAGATTGGGTTGGTAAAGAAAGAATAGCTGGTGCAGTAATGGAACTGGCTACATATATTGATAAGTGCCTTAAGAATACCTTAACAAACGCTAATAAAGGAAAGGTATGGCTAAAGCAGATTGCAGATATTGCCAGCAATATGGGTAAAAATCTTGAATGGACTACTCCATGTGGTTTTAAAGTTGTCCATCAATATTATGAGATTTTAACTAGACGATCTATTGCAAAGCTCTTTAACATGAAAGAGTTAAACTTTGGATCTACTGATTCTACCCAAATTGACGACGATCAAGTTAATCTCGCTGTTAGTCCAAATTATATCCACAGTCTAGATGCATCTCATATGTGGATGACACTAAATAGAATGATTAATGCTGGTCTTACTAATTTTAGTTTTGTTCACGATTCTTATGGTTGTGCTGCACCGTATATTCCAATGATGAGGCAATATACAAGAGAGGAGTTTTATGAAATGCACAAAGAACCCCTTCTTGAACGACTCAAAGAAGATGTTGAAAAAGTCCTCGGTGTTGAATTACCGGGAACGCCTGAAATCGGCTGCTTCAACATTTCATCCGTTCTTGAAGCAGATTATTTCTTCCACTAATCCAGTTGTTGTTATTTGGCTTGATGCTGAAACACTTGGAGATGGTGGATGGTATCCGATTAAAAACTTAGAAAAAACTCTTGATGGAGAATTACCAACGGTTATTTCAATTGGTTTTATTGTAGAAGAAACTAAATCATACATAGCTTTGGTTGATACAGTAGCCAATGATTGTGTTGGCGTAATCAATAAAATACCTTGGGGAATGATTGTATCAATTGAAAGGTTAATTACAAGTGGCAAAAAAAAGAAGAAGAAAAATACTAAAGGTAGAAAGCGAAGGCGATATGGAGGTCGCAGTAAAAAGAGTAGTTGATCTTGCTTTATCTGATGAGATAAAGAAAACCATAAATCTTTGGTTTCCTACCGGAAGATTTTCTGCTATCTTTTTAGATAATTGTCATGCAGAGATGATGTTAAAGGATGTTCCATTTCAAACAGATATGAACATCAACATTTACATTGAAAAGGAGTAACATGTCTAGAGTTCTTGTTATTGGTGATACCCATTTTCCTGCGGTACACAAAAATTACTTTACTTTTGTTAAAAAGATTAGAGATAAATATAAGTGTAATGAATTTGTTCATATGGGTGATGTTGTAGATCACCATTGTATTTCATTCCACTCAAAGCACCCGGAAAATGAAGGTGCTGTTGTTGAGTACAAAAAGGCAATGAATTACATTAAGCAATGGGAAAAGGAATTTCCTAATCTCAAGGTTTGTATTGGTAATCACGATGAGCGTGTCTTTAGATTGGCATCCAGCGTAGGTATTCCAGATTTTTATCTAAAGACTTATAATGAAGTTTACGGAACTACTAAATGGGAGTGGATGTATGCTCATATTATCGATAGCACTCGCTATCAACACGGTACTGGCTCTTCTTCTCAATATCCAGCTTTTAATACAGCTAAGATGTCCGCGTTTCCAATCGTTATGGGACATCACCATTCTATTGCTGGCATCAATTGGCTTTGTGGTCCTGACCGTCGTATTTTTGGCATGGATGTTGGGTGTGGTGTAGATAAGAATAGATATGAGATGGCCTATGGCAAGAATCTTATTAAGAAGCCTATTATATCTTGTGGTGTTGTAATTGATGGTGTTCCTTATCTTGAACTTATGAATATGTGAGGTAAAACATGGAACAAAAAAGATTTACTGTTCTCACTGAAGAAATGTTTAAGTTTGTTACTCCAAAGTTTACTGTTAGAATGTGGCTTCCACTATCCCAACCATTTAGTGAAGCAGAGCTTTACCCAAGTTATGCTAAACAACCAGATTATACTGTATGCGACGAGTCTTGGATGAGGTCTAATATTGAAAAGTGTATTGAAACTAATTGGAAAGATCTTGGAATGACTGAACTTGGTATGCGTTTGTTATCGGCCTATGAAGCCAATGCTGTTGAAGTTCTTGATAAGGACGGAAATGGAAAAGTTTTCTATAACGACTGGCCCTGATAGTTGGGGCTACTGATAGGTGCTATCAGAAAGGAGGAAAAGTAATGAATACAGGAAATATTGAAAATGGACCAACTGTAACTGGCGTAAGCGTAATTGAGTATCTTTCAAATATTAGTACAGTTCTAACTGGAATTACTAGTAATATTAATGAACAGGTTACTCGTCTTATTGCTGCTCAGTCTGCTGCTACTACAAATATGAATAAGGAGAATTCAAATGAAGTCAACGAAGTTGCCGCCCCTAGTAACTGAAACTCTTGAAGTTAAGTGGAGTAATTTACTGAAGCCAGATACTAACTTTGGCGAAAACTCCGCTAACCATAACATTACCGTTATCGCTGATAAGGGTCTTCAAAAGACTCTTGCTGAAATACTCAAAAAGAGTGGGGCAAAGAAGATTAATGGTATGATTGAAAAAGAGGGCGTTAAGTATGTAAAGTTTAAGAGCAAGACTCATGTTGACAAGGTTAAGTTCCCTTGTGTTGATGCTCTTGCTAAGGAAACAGAAGTTGTTGCTTTTGGTGGAGATAAAGTTCGCCTAAAGCTTCAGCCTATGGTTCTTAGTCGTGATAACTCTCTCAGTCTATATCTTAACGGTGTTCAAATCATCGAAAAGAATAATATTGGTGGCGGTTCCAGCAGTGGATTCGCTCCAGTTGAAGGTGGTTTTGTTGGTGCTGCCAGCAATAAGTCTGCATCCACAGTCGAGACAGAAGAAGTTACAGATGATGATATTCCGTTCTGATGGAATGGAAGTTTGATATATCACCCGTTGCTGCTTCTAGACCTAGGGTTGGTAAGTGGGGAGCTTATTACTCCGGTCCTTACAAAGACTTTAGAGAAGAAGCTTCTGCAAAAGTCTACGAAGTAATTGGAACTGATAGAAAATTACTTAGTGGACCCCTATGCATTACTTTGGAGTTATATGTAAAGCGTCCAAAAAAGACGGCTAGAGATCATCCAAGAGCAGACTTGGATAATTACGCAAAAGCGGTGTTTGATATTTTAAATGGTAAACTATGGGAAGACGATTCGCAGATCGTATCCATGTATGTAACTAAGGAGTGGGCTGAAGTCGGCTCTAGTGGTTACTTCATACTTGGAATAAACAATCCCAAATAAGTGTGTCTTTGGTAGTTTAAGCTAGGAAAACAGTATACATTTACCCCAAGCGTGTATAAAGATGGCGGTGCAAATCCGCCCCAACGATTTAAAGGAGATTAATTATGACTATTGTTGAATATATTGATCATATGGGAAATGACGGGTCTGTTGTTGATGCTGCAAGAGTTTCTTTTGATAAGATCTCTACTCAATATGAAACTGAACAAAACAATAAGCTAATTAATTATTTAGCCAAGCATAATCATTGGAGTCCTTTTGCTCATACATCAATTAAAATGAGATTTAAGGCTCCTGTTTTTATCGCACGACAGTTAGCAAAGCATCAGGTTGGCTTTGCTTGGAATGAAGTTAGCCGTCGTTATGTTGACTATACACCAGATTGTTGGGTTCCAGATAACTTTAGAAGAAGGGCTGCTAATAAGAAGCAAGGTTCAATGGATGAGTTTATTGATAATCCAGAGTTGCTTCTTGATTATAAGAATATGTGCTCCGCTGCCCTAATCATGTACGATAGACTTCTAGAGAGTGGCGTGTGTCCTGAGCAAGCTAGAGCCATTCTGCCGCAGTCTATGTTCACAGAGTGGATTTGGACTGGTTCGTTGTATGCGTGGGCTAGGATGGTTTCCCTGCGATCACACGAAACCGCACAGGCTGAAGTTAGGGAATACGCTACTGCTGTTAGTAATATTTGTTCTAACCTTTTCCCCATGAGTTGGAGGGCACTTAATGAATATCTTCGTGCTTGATAATTGTCCAAGACAAGCTGCTAGATACCTTTGTGATAAGCATGTTGTAAAGATGGTTCTTGAATCTGCTCAAATGTTGTGTACTGTTCATAACGGGGCTGCTCCATATAAAGTTGCACACAAAAACCATCCATGCACTATTTGGACAAGAACAAGTATATCAAACTATAACTGGTTAATTGAACATGGCGAAGAAATTGGTTTTGAATATACCAAGCGTTTTGGTAAGCATCACAAATCCAGTGATGTTATTGAGTGGTGTAAAATTAATAGACCACCTATTCTTGATCTTGGTTTAACTGAGTTTGCTCAGGCTATGCCAGATAAATATAAAAATACTAATGCCGTTCTTGCTTATCGTACCTATTATGTAAATGATAAGAAAGATATTGCTTACTGGAAGAGGACCGAAACGCCGTCATGGTATACGGAGATGTCTAATGGAATCTTGGCTTGAACTTGCTAGAAAAATATCCGAAACTGTTCAGCGTGATCGTGTTCATGTTTCTCTTATAGTCCGTAAGAATAAACTTATTACTGTTGGTACTAATAACTGGAAAACGCACCCAAAGACTGTTGAGCTTGGTTATATGTTACCATATCTTCATTCTGAGTTAGATGCTTTTAGAAAAATGGACGGTAATTTTGATAAGCTTGTTCTTATGAACTATAGATTTAGTAAGACTGGTCATATTGGAATGTCTAAACCATGCAAGTTTTGTATGCCTTGGTGTATCAATTTATTCGATAAAATCTTTTATACCAACGAAGTTGGGGAAATGGTTGAGTTATGAAGATAGGCGAAACTAAAACAATTATGTCTAGATATCAGCAACCAAGAGTATTTACTAAAGTTGCTAGAAACAAGTACATTGTTGATGGACCTTCGGTATATTGTAGAGGAGGGCAAGATAACGACGGTAATTATTATATTGATTATGAGGGCGGTCCTTTTATCTGTACCGGAGATTCAATGTCATTCTTTGTTGGTGGTTCAAAAAAGGAAAAAATTAGTCGTGTTATTGCAATTGAGCCTACACAGGAAGGTTATCTTACTGTAGAAATTACAACATCAATACAAAGCAAGGTATTAAAACTATGAGTGATGATCCTATGAGTTGGGCTTTGTTACAAATTGAAGAACTTGAATCTCGATGCGAGCATCTTGAAACAGATAGGAATAATCTTGCATTAGCAATGGATGTTCTTATCAAAGATCGTGACAGGGTACGAGCCTTGTACTGCAAACAGTTATCTCCCGCAGATCCCCAAAAGGTTGCTGAAAAGTGGGGGTGGGATTGTTTTGATAATGGTAAAAATGCATGGTTACTTCCAGAATCAAAGTGTAAAAAGTGTATGGATAAATTAGCAGAGTTAGATGAGGAGCTTGGTCTTAATGAATAATAGTACATTTACTGGTAAGCGTAGCAGGTGTCCAAGATGTTCTGCTTCTGGTAACGACCATAAGGGCGACAATCTTGTAGAATATACAGATCACTTTTACTGTTTTGCTTGTCAATACTATGAAGGAAAGGATGGAGTAACTAGACCTATGGAACAAGAAACTTCTTTTACTCAGGTTACAGACTTTAAGCCAATTAAAGGAACTGTAGTCCCTCTTACTCATCGTAATATTGATGATAAGACTTGTCGTTTGTATGGCTATGAGTCCGCCAAGGTAAATGGTAAGGATGTAGAAATCTCAAACTATTATAGATCAGGTGAACTTGTTGCACAACACTTACGAGGGCCAAACAAGCAATTTTACTGGAAGGGTAACAGTAAGAATGTAGAGCTATTTGGTCAGCATCTTTGGAAGACTGGCGGTAAGCGTATTATTGTAACTGAGGGTGAGATTGATTGTATGACAATTAATCAACTACTTGGTGGCACTTGGCCTGTTGTATCCATCCCTAATGGTGCTCAATCTGCTGTTAAGGCTATCAAGGATAACTATGAATTCCTTTGCTCTTACAATGAGATTGTGCTTTGCTTCGATAATGATGAACCCGGCAGAACTGCTACTAAGCAAGCGGCTGAAATACTACCGCCCGGTAAGTGTAAGATTGCGAAGCTTCCATTCAAAGATGCTAATGAATGTTTAATGAACAACAACGGTAAAGCTGTTGTATCCGCTGTATGGGAAGCACAAATGTATTCTCCAGATGAGATTTTACATGTTTCATCTATTGCTGATGATGGAGAAGATATTGCTAATGTAAGAGTTTATCCATTCCCATTCGATAGCCTTAGCGAGTTTCTTATTGGTCAAAGATCAGGTGAAATTAGTCTTTGGGCTAGTGGTACTGGTAGTGGTAAGTCTACCATTCTTCGTGAGCTAATTCTTCACCATCTTGAAGAAGGTAGATCAGTTGGTGCTATTATGCTTGAGGAATCTCCACAAGAAACAATGGATGATATGATTAGTCTCATACTAAATAAACCAGTACGGGCTATTCGTGCTTGTCGTATGATGAATGATCTTCGTAATAAGCTTGGTAAGAACCCAATCAACATGGACTTTATTGACGATCTTTCTGATGAAGAGTATGCAGGAGCAAAGCGTAAGCTTAGTGGTACTAACTTCTTTATCTATGATCATCTTGGTAATAATGCAATGCAGAACCTACTAGCACGCATGGAATACATGGCCGTTAGTCTTAAGGTTGATGTTATTGTTCTTGACCATATTACTGCTGCCGCTGCTGGTCTTATCGGCATGCATGATAAAGATGTTGATGGTGGTAACTCAGAGCGTATTATTATTGATACACTTATGAAGGAACTACGATCTATTGCTGTTCGTACAGGTGTTCATATTGATATTGTATCTCAGCTAAAGAAGACAGAAAAAGCATATGAAGAAGGTGACAGAATTACACTACAGGATCTTCGTGGTTCTGGTGCTCTATCTTCTGTACCAAATACTGTTATTGCTCTAGAGCGTGATCGTCAAAATCCTGATGAAACTATTGCCAATACTACAATGATTCGTGTTCTTAAAAATCGTCTTACTGGTAGGGCTGGTATTGCTACTGCATTGTATTACGATAGAAAAACGGGTAGACTTAGGGAAGTTGGTTTTGCAATAGATGATGGTGGTCAAGTTGTATTTGATCCTAATAATGTAACTCAAACACAAGGAGTTTAAGATGGCAATAGTTGATATTGTATTTGGTCTTGCTTGGGGGGATGAGGGTAAAGGTAAGGTTGTATCTGGTTATTGTCAAAAGTTTCCTTACAAGTATGTATGCCGTTGGAATGGTGGACCAAATGCAGGTCATACTGTATATGTAAACGGTAATAAATATAAGACACACCAAATTCCTAGTGGTATTTTTCACGATAAAGAATGTATCATTGGTCCTAATTGTGTTATTGATTACTTTAAACTTCAGAAAGAAATTAGATATCTAGAAAATGCTGGATTTAATCCAATGAAAAAACTTTGGATTCACCCACACGCTAGTTTTATTACACCAGAAAACATTCGTTATGATGAGATGTATCTTCATAAAGAACTAGGAACTACTGGTTGTGGTATTGCTCCTTGTTATTCAGATAAGGCGTTACGAAAGTCTGCGTTAGCAAAGAATTTTCTAAAGGTTGTTGAGATGGAGAATTTACTATGGCCTGAAGATAGAGAATTCTGCGGTAGTGATAGACTTCTTTGTGAGGGTGCTCAGGGTATGTGGCTAGACATCAATCAAGGTAATCCACCGTATACAACAAGTTCAGAGACTTTACCTTATTCGGCTTGCTCTCTTGGTTTTTCTTTTAGAGATATTGGAGAGGTTGTCGGTGTTGCAAAGATGTATGATACTAGATCTGGAAACGATCCACGATTTCCTGAGTCTTTCTTAAGTTGTCCTGAACGCTCAAAGATTGGGGCTATAGGTAAGGAATACGGCACTACTACTGGTCGCCAGCGTAAGGTTGATTTTCTAGATTTAAATAGACTTTTAAAGGCTATTTATATGAGCGGTACTACAACAGTTATTCTTAATAAAGGCGATGTTCTTGATGAATGCGGTATCTTCAAACTTTACTATGGAATGCCCGGTGATACTGTAACATTCAATACTCTTGAAGAAATGCAAGACTTTATTAGAGCGCAGATTGATAATGCTACTTGGGTTGATGAAAGTTGTGTCTATTTTTCTAATAGCCCAGAAACAATTCCACAGGAGATCGTATGAAAGTAGAAGAAGATATTAAATTAGATTTTCGTGATGTTCTAATTAGACCAAAGCGTTCTACCTTAAGAAGTAGAAGCGAAGTGTCTATGTTAAGAACATTTAAGTTTAGTCTACCATCAGGTCTTATGCAATGGACTGGAGTTCCTATTGTTGCTAGTAATATGGATACTATTGGTAATTGGGATGTTGCTACAGAGCTTGCTGGTTTTGACTCACTAACTGCAATACACAAATACTATAGTGTAGATGAATGGAAAAAAGCAAATATTATTGCTGGTAATCTTTCGGATAATATAGTATATACGATGGGAATGGGTAAAGATAACTTTGCTGAGATTGATAAGGCTCAACAAATTATTAATCTATACCCAAGCATCCGATTTATTTGTATTGATGTTGCTAATGGTTATACTGAAAAGTTTGTAAAGTATGTGTCAACAGTGCGGGGTTTATTTCCTAACCAAGCAATTATTGCTGGTAATGTTGTATCACGCGAAATGACTGAAGCTTTATTGTTAGCTGGTGCTAATATTATCAAGATTGGTATTGGCCCCGGTTCTGTGTGTACAACTAGAAAGATTGCTGGTGTTGGATATCCGCAGCTATCGTGTATCATGGAGTGTGCTGATGCCGCACACGGACTTAATGGATATGTTCTCTCAGACGGTGGATGTACTTGTCCGGGCGATGTATCCAAGGCATTTGGAGCGGGTGCAGATTTTGTTATGATTGGTGGTATGTTTGCTGGTACTAATGAAGCGTCTGGTGAGGATGTATATAACGAAAGTGATACAATTACCCACAAGAGGTTTTATGGAATGTCATCAGATACGGCTATGGAAAAGTATTCTGGAGGTGTGGCTACCTACAGAGCATCGGAAGGTAAGACCGTAGATGTTCCATATACTGGCCCAATATCAGAAGTAATGAAGTCCATTCTAGGTGGTGTAAGATCAGCGTGTACTTATGTTGGTGCTGATAAACTAAAAGATCTACCTAAGAGAACTACATTCGTTAGAGTTAATAGACAGCTTAATGATTTCTTTGAATAAGGAGTAGCCTATGAGACTAGTACTTGATGTTGAAGCTAATGGATTAAATGAAGTTGCTATTGATGGTAACAAAATTACTCCAGAAGCTACTATTATTCACTGTGCTGTAGCACACGATCTTGACTCAGGTACTACTTATAAGTTTACTCCAGAAAATATTGTGACCCTACCAAGTCTTTTAAATAAAGCATCCCTAATAATCGGTCATAATATTTTCTTTGATATTTCTGCTATTCGTAAGATTCTTGGTAACTTTAAGTGTACTAAATATCACGATACATTAATCATATCAAAGCTAATGTATCCAGATATTAATAATCATCCTCTTGGAGATAACTCATTACAATCTTGGGGTAAATTCCTTAAGAATGATAAAATTGATTATAAAGGAGGGTGGGAAAAGTTTAGTGATGAGATGTTAGTATACTGTACTCAGGATGTTATGCTTACGGCAGATATCTTTCGCTATCAACAATCTGTCTGTCAAGTCCCAGAGCGAGTAATTAAGTTTGAACACCTAGTATCTAAAATACTTTCTGAACAAACCTTTACTGGTTTTGGTTATGATGCTGCTGGCGGCGACCGCCTAATCGGAGATCTTCTTATTGAGAAGGCTCAGATCGAAGATGAGATGCGAACTATCTTTCCAGACAAAGTTGAAGAAAGATGGTCAACCAAAACAGGTAAGCGTCTTAAGGATAAAATTGAAGTTTTTAATCCCGGTAGCCGTCAGCAAATCGCAAGTAGATTGTTTGATAAGTATGGGTGGGAAGCCCCCCTTACAGATAAAGGTAATCCCAAGGTTGATGAATCAGTTTTGTCTAAACTGGATTATCCCGAAGCAAAAAAGCTAGTTCAATATTTTGATTGTATTAAATTAATGGGTCAGGTTGAGGATTGGAACACAAGAATCCAACACTCTAGGGACGGTCGTGTTCACGGGCTTGTAAACGCACAGGGAGCCGCTACAGGGCGTTGCACCCATAGCCAGCCTAACATGGCTCAGGTTAGTAAAGACAAGCGTGCTAGGGCTTTATTCTGCCCCCTAGAGCCGGAGCATGTATTAGTAGGCTCAGACTTACAAGGTCTTGAATTAAGAATGCTATCCCATTTTATGGCTAAATACGACAACGGTAAGTATGGTGATAAGATTCTTAATGATGATATTCACACTTACAATCAAAAAGCAGCCGGTCTTCCTAATAGAGATGCAGCCAAAACCTTTATCTATGCCTACTGCTATGGTGCTGGTGATGAAAAGTTAGGTAAAATTATCGGCGGTAATCGTAATGCTGGTAGTCAAATTAGAGCTAAGTTTCAAAAAGAAATTCCTGCACTAGACCGTGTTCAGCAAGAAGTTAAGTTTTCTGTTACCAAAATTAAAGGTGTTCAATTACCAGATGGAAGAATTGTTCCTGTTAGATCCGAACACGCAGCATTAAATACACTATTACAAGGATCTGGTGCTATTGTTAGTAAATTGTGGATGTGTATTGCTTATGTAAATCTTAAGAAAAAGTTTGGCGATAAAGTTAAACAGGTTGCTTATGTACACGATGAATTACAATATTCATGTCATAAAGATATTGCAGATGAGGTTGGTAAAACTGTAACTGCTGCTGCTACCGAAGCTGGCCAAAAGTTGGGGCTTAAGATACGGATTGATGCAAACTATTCTATTGGATCTAATTGGAGTGAGACTCATTAAGGATTTCTATGAAAGCGGAGATATACCTTGCATTTTATGACAATTCAAAAGGACTTGGATGGTGGAGAACTTTACTCATTAAATCGAGCACCTTCTCTAGAGTCAATCATGTTGGAATTATTTTTGATCTTCCTTTTTCTAGTCTCTCTCCGATGGTGGTGGATGGAGAGCGATGTAGATTAATTACAGAATATATGTTAGAAAAAAGAGGTGCTAAGTTATTATATAAAAAGTTTATGGGGACTAAAGAAATATGTTTAGAACAAATTAAACATATAACTGATACACAAAAGATATCAACTTGGTATAAAGTGTTGTTATGGTATTTAGTTGGGAGATGGCTTGGTTTTAAAGTTAATCATTGTGGTACTTTAGCCCAAAACTGGCTTAATAAAAATCTTGGTTATAACTATAAGATGGGTCATATCCCCCATCGTTTTCTTGAGGAGGTAAGAAATGATTACAGTTATTATAGGCGGTAAAGGACGAGTTGGTAAGACAACCGTAGCTAATATTATTGCTGAGTTTGCATTAGAAAATAATCTTACCCCCAAGATTGTTCCTTTTGCTCATGGTATTAAAGAAGCCGCAAAAGCAAAGGGACTTACTAAGGATAGTAATCCAGCCGAATATCGAAACTTTTGCCAAACACTAGGCGAATCCATGCGGGTTAAAAACCCAGATCATTGGGTAAATGAATGGAAGAAGCGTGTAAAAGAAATTGAAAAAGAAGAAACAAACGATCTATTACTAAATGCCGAGTTTTGGAAAGAGAGAATTATTATTGTAGATGACTGTCGTTATGTAAATGAGGTTGCAGCAGCTAGAGACTTAAACGCTGTATCTATTTTTGTCAAGCAGGGTAAAAGACGAATTATTGATGAAGATGCTGAGTGGAGAATGCACCCAAGCGAAGAACTAGCAAACCATATTGAGGCTGGAAATAAAGACTATCTAGAGATGTTTAAATATACAGTTACCAACGATAGTACTTTAAATGCATTAAAAAATCATTGTCTAGCTAATATGAATAAGTGGTTAGGGTTAACTATTAACTTTTCAGAAAATCAAGATGAGTGTGGGTGTGAACTATGTACCGCTAGACGAGAAGATAGAGATCCAGATCCAGAAAAAATCATAAATGAACTTATGGATATTCTGGAAAAAGCTTTAGAAGAAGAGGATGAAAAAAATGAAGGCAATTCTTGATGGAGATATTTTAGCTTATCGTATTGCCTTTAGAGCTGATTCTGAAGGTATTGAGGATGTAGAGGACTGGGTTAAAGATGCCATAGTAAAGTGGACACCCCCAAAGGTGACTGAAGTATTAGTCGCTTTTTCTTGTCCTAGATCAAAAAACTTTAGAAGAAAGTTATGGGACTCTTATAAAGCCCACAGGGATACTGGAAAACAAAGCCCTGAATGTAGGCTTGAAGTAGAAGATGTCCTGAAAGAGGAGTGCCAACACTTTGTGTGTGGTAATCAAATTGAGGCAGATGATTTCATGGGGATAGCTGCCTCAAGCCCCTCTAGAAGCTGTATAGCGGTCACAATCGACAAGGATCTTCGCAGTGTACCGGGATGGCATTGGAACCCGGATAAGGAGCTAGAGCCAGTCCTAGTATCTGAAGAAGAAGCCGATAGAAACTTCCATATCCAATGGCTTACCGGAGATACGACCGATAATATTCCGGGTATATGGAAAATGGGTCCAGCCAAAGCAAATAAATTAATAGATAGTGTATCTAAATCAGATTGGACTCAAGCGGTTTTGGCTACATATGAACAAGCTAAAGATAGAAATAAAGAAAAATATACCTATGATTATTGTTTAGCTATGGCTAGATGTGTAAGAATCCTAAGATGTGGGGATGTTTCAGAGAAGAAAATAACATCAAAAGATATTGATAAAGAAATTAAACTATGGACTCCCAATTGTTGGAGCTAATAGATATTTTCAGAAAGGGTTAAGCAATGTTTAATACAATACATTACTATATTTACTTAATGCGGACTAAAATAACCGCTTTGAAGACAAGATTGCTAGGGGGTCTAAAGAAAAAGAAAAAGAAAAAACACCCCAATACAGTAAACATTGTTTCAAGATATACCCCTAAACAAAAAACAGAGGGTTCGGCTGGTTTTGACCTAATTGCTAACCTGTCTTCAAACAACCTTTTATTTAGGGCCGGAGAAACACACCTAGTTCCTACAGGAGTTTCAATAGAAATTCCTAAGGGTAAAGTAGGTCTTTTATTCATTAGATCCGGCCTATCTGTTGAATCTCCACTTGGTTTAACAAATGGCGTTGGAGTAATTGACTCAGATTATAGGGGAGAAATTTTAGTTCCCCTTAGAAACTTTTCTTCGTCAAAACGACATACTTTACTTAATGGTGATAGAATAGCCCAATTGGTTATATTAGATTATTTTTCACCTTTTTTAAAGCATGTTTATAGTTTAAACGATACAATAAGAAGTAGTGGTGGCTTTGGATCAACAGGAAAAAACTAAATGAATACATTTCAAAACTTTATTGCACTAAGTCGTTATAGTCGTTGGATTGAGTCAGAGAATCGTAGAGAAACTTGGTCAGAAACAGTAGACCGTTGGTGGGATTACTTTACAAGCAAAGCACCACAATTAGCAACTAGACCAGATATTAAAGATGCTATTTTAAATCTACAAGTATTACCAAGTATGCGCGGTCTTATGACTGCTGGACCAGCACTAGATAGAGATCACACTGCTTTATATAACTGTTCTTACTTAGATATTGATTCAGCAAGATCATTCAGTACTCTTATGTATATTCTTATGTGTGGTACTGGTGTAGGATATTCTGTTGAACATCGTTGTACAGAAAAACTACCAGTAGTTCCTAATAAAATTGAAAAGAATTTTAATAAGATTATTGAAGTACCTGATTCAAGAGAAGGTTGGTGTGATTCTTTATTTGATCTAATATGCAACCTATATGAGGGTGTTCATCCAAAATGGGATACTAGCAGAGTAAGACCAGCAGGTGCTAAACTAAAGACATTTGGTGGTCGTGCAAGTGGTCCCGGTCCCTTGGAAGAAGTATTTAGATTTGTCACACAAACATTCTATGCTGCAAAAGGTCGTAAATTAACAGCATTAGAATGTCACGATATTTGTTGTAAGATTGCTCAATCAGTTATTGTTGGTGGTGTTCGTAGGTCTGCTATGATTTCACTTTCAGACCTATCTGATCGTGAGATGGCCAAGTGTAAAAGCGGTTCTTGGTGGGCATCTAGTGGTCATAGAGCACTTGCTAATAACTCAGCAATCTATCAGAATCGTCCACCCCTTGGTCAGTTCCTTGAGGAATGGACTGAATTGTATAACTCTCACTCAGGAGAACGAGGAATATGCAATCGTCACGCGATGAAAATAATAGCGGAAAAGTCTGGAAGAAGAAGCGACATAGAGTATGGTACAAACCCATGTTCAGAAATAATTCTCAGGCCGAATCAATTCTGCAATCTCAGTACGATTGTCTTAAGACAAGAGGATACAATAACCACAATCAAAAAGAAAATTGAAATGGCTACTATTATTGGTACTATCCAAAGTATGTTTACCCACTTCCCATATCTTTCTGAAGATTGGGCAAACAACTGTAAAGAAGAAAGACTACTTGGAGTATCAATGACTGGTATCTTTGATAACTCTCTTATGAATGGCTCCAAGGGAATGGGTAAGCTTGCTCATGCTCTAGAGTCTCTTAGAGAACATGCTGTAAAAATAAATCTTGAGTGGTCCGAAAAACTGGGAATTAATCCAAGTAAATCAATTACATGTATTAAGCCAGAAGGAACAACAAGCTGTCTTGCTGATTCATCTAGCGGTCTACACCCAAGATACTCTCACTTCTATTATAGACGGGTACGGATTGATAAGAAAGATCCTATGTATCAGTTTATGAAAGATGCTGGAGTTCCTTGTGAAGATTGTGTAATGAATCCAGATTCAACTGGTATCTTTACATTTGCTCAGAAAGCTCCTGAAGATTCTATTACACAAAAAAATCTTAGAGCTTTAGATCATCTTGAACTATGGCATACATATCAGCAATCATACTGCCACCACAAACCATCAATTACAGTCTCTTATGGAGATGATGAATTTCTAGCTATAGGACAATGGGTATATGAAAACTTTAATGAAATTTCTGGTATCTCGTTTTTACCAAAGTCTGATCATGTTTATGCTCAGGCTCCATTTGAAGAGATTGATGCTAGAACATACAACCTATATCCAAAAGTAGATGTGGATTGGTCGTTGTTACAGGAATACGAAAAGACAGATTCAACTAAGTCTTCTCATGCTATGGCCTGTACTGCTGGTGCTTGTGAAATTGTAGATTTATCATAAGGAATTAATATGTATTCAAGAGAACAAATGTCAACAAGACTTAAACTAGGAACAACTTTATCAACCCCAGAATTAGCTTTAGTAGTTAAAACGCTTTTTGAAAAGGTTGAAGAATTACAAACAGAAATTAATAATTTAAAGAACCTACATAATGAATCAATTTCCACAAATAAGCGAGGAACTGGTACTGATACTGGAAAAAATATACAAGCCTCTTCCATACAGTCAGGATTTAAGCTCTGAGGATTTTACTAGGGAATCTGCGTTTGCTGCTGGTCAACTAGATGTTGTACAAAAGTTAAGATTGGCTTATGAAAAGCAGAAAAAGGAGAGATTTAATGTCTAATTTTAATTCCTCATATTTAGCTGATCTAATTAAGAGAGCACAAGTAATTAGAGAACAGCAACAACAAAGAGAGTCATTATTAGCAAGGCAACAAACCATAACATCTAGATTAAAACCTACCCAAGTTACTCCTACCGCTATTAGGCCAAGACAAAGAGTAATGGGTGAACCTGATACCGTAATTAGACAAAGACGAGATGAAATAGCTCCATTAATTAAACAAGCAGAATCTTTTCAGGTAGCTAAAAAACCAACAAAAGAAGTGTTGGGTGCTTTTGAATTCTTTGGACAACAATCAAAAACAAATCAACAAAACATTTCATCTCCCCTTGTTGAAACAAAAAAACAAATAGAAACATTACAAAGAGTTCAAGAATTAAGTTCTTCCATATCTCAAATACTACCAAAAACTGGAATGAGAAGAGGAACTGGTACAACAAGACAACCAAGAACACCTCAAATACAAGATAAATTAAAATCACTTCAAGAAGAAGAAGCTAATTTATTAAAACAACTTAATATTAAATCTGCTTTTGATGTTAGACCTAAGTTAGAATCACTTAGAGTAAGACAGTCAAGACTGGAAGAGCTTAATAAGCTATATGGCGTTTCTGGTTCTGGTTTATCTTCATTACAAACCGAATTAGATAAGTTCTATAAAGCTAACAACAAACTACAGGTATCAGAAGATATATTATCAATGGCTGATTTAAAAGGTTGGAATACTTTGAAAGCCGAATATGAAAAAAATATATCTCTTAGAAATACTTATCAACAAAAATATTTAAAATCTGGTTCTAAGTTTGATAAAGATTGGTTCGAAACATATAATAAAGCTGTTTTAGACACAGCCAAAAACATGTCTTCTGAACTACCAAAAATACTTAGATCAGCAGAAACTTCATTAACTGCCGCCAGAGGTACAAAAGAAGCTACATTAGGTTCTCTACAGGCAATTCAAAAATCACTAAGACCAGTGGATGTTGTTCAACAAAAAGAAAGAGTAACAATCAAAGAAGCAATGGTATCCCCTAGAGAACAGGCTGTTGCAAGAGCTGGTATGGTATCTAAATTTGATCGTACGATTAAAAAAACGCCTCAGTTTAAGGCAAGACCAATTTAAGGAGAATTATTATGGGTGGAGCACCTACAATATCCGGCGGTATGACTCAGGCTGAATATCAAGAGTTATTAGCCGAACAAAGAAAATATGCTGACCAAGCTGAAAAAGAAAGAATGTCAAAAATTGAGCAGATGGAAAAAGAAAGAATTTCCGCAGAAAAGGAACTTTTAGAGGCTCAAAAATTAGCAGAAGCCGAAAAAATTGCATCGCAGCAGGCTGCTGAAGCTGAACTAGCGGAAGAAATTAAAGCTGTTTCTGAAGAAGAAGAAACAGATCAAACAAGGCTTAGTTCAGGTTTTTATGATAGTTTATACAGAGGATTATCTTCTAATCAATCAAGACCAGAGTGAGGTAAATAATGGCAGAACAAACCTTAGCCGAAAGATTTAGACTACTGGATGGGCGAAGACAGTACCGAATCGAATTAGCCAGAAAATGCTCTAGTCTAACAATCCCATCTGTTCTGCCACCAAGAGGATGGTCAGAAGATGCTGCATTACCACAACCATATTCTTCTGTAGCAAGCAGAGGTGTTACTGCGATGGCAAGTAGAATGCTATCAGCCCTTATGCCTCTAAATGATACACCATTTTTTAAGTTTGGTCTTAAGAATGGTGCAGAACCAACACCAGAAATAAAAGCTTATTTAGAAACTCTTAGTTATCAAGTGTATAATAAAGTTGTTTCTCAAAATTTAAGAGAAAACATATTTCAAGCTCTTCAACATTTAATTATTGTTGGAGATGTATTAGTTGTTATGGACGATAATTTTTCTTTTAAAAACCTAAGAATAGATCAATATGTCTTACAAAGAAATGTTCAAGGTAAGGTAATTGAAATAATTCATCTAGAATATTATCCAATCGAACCAGAGGGAGAAGTTGATCTTCTTGGTGAAGGTATCGGGATGGAAACAAGAGTTGGCTATAATACTATTTATTGTCAATATAAACTAGGTGAAGATGAAAAAACTTGGTTTGCTAGAAAAGAAGACGAAGAAGGTGAATTAATTATGGAAGGAGAATATTCTATTCTTCCAATTATTCCCTTAAGATGGTATGGTATTGTTGGTGAAAATTATGGAAGATCCCATTGTGAAGATATTTTAGGTGATCTTTCAACACTAGAAAACTATACACAATCCCATATTGAGGGGATGGCTGCATCTTCTACATTCTGGATTGGAGTAGATCCAAGTGGTCTTACTGAAATTGACGATATTTCATCCGCAAATAACGGTACTTTTATACCAGCAAGAACAAATGATGTCTTTTGTTTAAGCCCGTCCCAAACACTAAATCCACAAATTCAGGCTACTTCAGCTGCCGTTGATGGAATGCGTAAAGAAGTATCTGATGCATTCTTAATGACAAGAGGAGCATTACCAACTGGTGATCGCGTAACCGCTACAGCCGTTAGAATGATTGGTTCTGAATTAGAAACAGTTCTTGGTGGAGCCTTCTCAGCGATTGCCAGAGATTTAATGGAACCAATTATTAAACGAACTGTATTCGTAATGCTTAATAATGGTGACATGGATGATAGAATGTATGAACAATTTTTTGATAAAGACGGTACTTTAAATATAGAAATTGTAACAGGATTACAAGCTCTTAGTAGAGACTCAGATTTACAGAAGTTAATGCAAATGGGTGAAATGGTAAGAAACCTTCCACCACAAGCCCTACAAACATTTAAATGGGATTCATATGCAAAGGCTTTAATTTCATCTCTTGGTTTTGATCCAAGAATGTGGGTAAAATCTGAAGAGCAGATAATGCAAGAACAACAGATAGCTCAACAGCAAGCAATGGCTATGCAGATGCAGCAGCAGGCTGGACAAGCCATAAGCAACGGAGTCGTTAATACCGCCACCCAAGCTGCCCAACAGGATCTTCAGGCTACTGGAGGTCAGGGAATTGCTCAAGTAGCTCAACAGGCTGGAATTGATCTATCACAACTAGGGTTACAATAATGAAAAAATTAGATAAAAAATCAATGCCATGTAATAAACCACGCAAATCTCCAAAAGCAGGTAAAAAGCGTGTTGTAAAAGCTTGTGCAAACGGTAAAGAAAAGATTATTCATTTTGGAGCAACTGGTTATGGTCATAATTATTCTCCAGCGGCTAGAAAATCTTTTAAAGCTAGACACAAATGTTCTAGTGCAACCAATAAACTAACAGCAAAATATTGGGCTTGTAAGAATCTATGGGCTGGTCCTAGTGGTTCTAAAGCCAGCTGCCCAAAGGGTAGAAAGTGTAAAAAATAATGCCGTTTAAATCAAAACAACAAGCTAAATTTATGTTTGCTAGACACCCTAAGATGGCTAAGAAATGGGCTAGTAAAACTAAATCAATTAAAAAATTACCAAAGTACGCTAAAAAAAGAAAAAAGAAATGAAGACTAAATTTAAATGCGCATGCGGAACAACAACAAGGATGACGGGGAAGAACGCAGAATCAAAGAAAAATATGAAAGCTTCATCAAAGATGAAGAATTCATCAAAGCGTTAAAAAAAATTAGAATGCAATATGGTGAATTACTAAAAAAACTAAAGGATGGTAAAATATGAGTAATGTTTTTAAAGGTTTTGTTGAAGATGAAAAATACTTTATTTTACCTGTTTGCAATCTTGATATTACAGATAATGAGTTGGAAGATATTTTTGGTATTGATATTGCTCCAACAGGATTTAGACCGAGAGGGACAACTCAGGCTAATACAGAAAACTCACTTTATAAGAATGTTAAAACAATTTCTTTTGCAAGTATTGTAAGAAAATTAGAAATTGATTATATTTCTTTTTCAGGAAATTCACTAAGTCACCAAACTCTTGATTATGATTACTCAAAAGAATTAATGATAAATTTAATATATAACCACCCAACAAACAGTAATTTTAATATCTACCCAAATTTAACAACTAGTTACTTCAAATACACTGTTCAAACAAGAGTTGTTAACGGTAAAAGATACCCAATAGATATTAAAACCATTGATCAATTGGTAGATGTTTTTGTAACAACAACTGTTCAATCTAGTTCTGTTGATAGAATTAATAAAGCTGTTCCATTTAACATAACTTTTTGGAAAAAGTTTTATAAATCTGATATAAAAAATAAAGACTCATTTTTGATAGACGGAAAACTACCCGGTGGTGTTAACCCCGCTCAATTACCAGCCCCATAAAGGATTTAAAATGTCAAATTATTTTCAAGCATTAGTTCAAAATCAACAACAATATGTAATACCAGTTTGTAACTTATTACCATATAATGATGGTAGTTCATATCCGGGTGGTATTAGAGGAAATGTAGCTGGAACAAATACACTACCAACTACTGGTTTAGTTATTCCTGATTATGTAAAAAAATTAGATATAGATTATATTTCATTTAGTGCTTCTCCAGAAAGCAATACACAACTACCCGCAAATGTAGTTGGTTGTTATATTGTATACGATACAGGGTATGGTGCGGGTACTGTTTTTAATGTTATACAACAATCAACAGAAAGTTTATTAGAACTGGTAGACCCAACAGAATATAAAGTTGAGATTAGGGTTCCTGTGTCAGAATTAATACCAATTGATATTAAATGTATTAAAAGAATTGACCCCTCTCCATCAGCAGCAAATACAAACTATATTGCAGCACCATCTAATATTACATTATGGAAAAGATTTTTTACATCAACATCAGATAATAAAAATATACTTACAACCAATAGTTTACCACAAGGTCCAAATGCGGTAGTCTAATATGAAAACTAAAAGAAACTATAAAAAAGAATATGCTAAATATCACGGTACTGCTGCTTATCGTAAGCGTAGATCTCAAAGAGTTCTTGCTAGACGAAAGCTAGAAAAACTAGGCCGTGTTCGTAAGGGTGATGGCAAAGATGTCGATCACAGAAGAGCGTTATCTAAAGGCGGTACTAATAATCTAAAAAATCTTAGAGTAGTATCCCGACGCACAAATCGTCGTAAAGACAATAACTAAGGAGTGTGTATGACAGAAGAAACCAACGAGACTCAGCAATTTGAATATCAACAACCAGCCGCTACAAGCGAGGCTGATATCCAAATTAAACAAGCTGAACAATCTCCAGTCTCTAGTCAAGAAGATATGGTTAATGCTAGAGAGAGAAAAGCATTTGAAATCTATGTTCAAAACCAAGGAATTGAAATTCCAAAAAACTTTAAAGATGCGGGTGCTTATTTTGACTCTCTAAAGAATGCTCAAAAGGAATATACTAAGGCTCGTCAGGAAATTGCAACATTAAAGAAAACATATGAAAAGGATGGTTCTATAAATCCAGCATATGAAGAACCTAATGTTGAATCTGAAGAACCAGTAGTTGAGCAACCAAAGGTAAATATTCCAGAAGAACTTAGAATTCCTGAAATTAAAAAGGAAGAAGCTAAGACACCAGAACCAGTTAAATCAACAATCTCAGATGAAGATTGGTCTAAATGGTCTATGGAAGTTGCTATTAGCAACAAACTATCAGAAGAAACCATTTCAGAAATTAAAACTAAGACTGGTTTTTCTGATCGTATGATTACAGATTATGTCGAGGGACAGAGAGCACGGTCCCGTGAAGCCTTTGGTAAGGCTGCTGAAATTGTAGGTAGTAAGGAGCAGTTGACATCTATCTTTGCTTGGGCGGCAAAGACAATGACTCCTGCACAGCAAGCAGAAATTAATGCAACACTAGCTAGCCCAAGTTGGGAAGTTGCATTACTTGGTCTGCAAGCTAAATATGATAAAGCTACAGCAGGTTCAGCCAAGGGTAAAGAGATGCCTAAGGGTAAACAGCAGGTCAATGTGGCCTCTACTAAGGCTCCTCTACAGCCCTATAAGACAAAGCGTGAGTTCTATGCCGATAGAGGGAACCCAAGATACAATAGTGATCCTAAATTCCGTCAGGCAGTAGAACAGCGTGTAATGATGACGGATATAACCCGTCTTCCAAACTAAGCTAAGTTATTGATGCAAATCCCCCATTATGGTAATGGATGGCTAAATAACAAAGCAAACATTAAGTAGACTCCATTAGGAAAAATCTAATAATGTTAGTTTAAGATTTGTCACTATATTGTTTTACTTTTTTACTAATTAAACTTAAACTAATAGGAGTATATAATTATGGCATTTACAGGTGATAATATTGCAGCAGCAGATTTTGCACTCGTTCGTACCGGAGCAGGCGATGCACCCGCAGGTTCTAATCCAAACAAGCTTTGGCTACCTCTTTGGTCTGGTGAAGTAATTCATGCTTACGATCAGTACAATGTTTTTGAAAACCTAATTACTACTAAAAGCTTAACTGGTGGATTCTCATGGGAATTCCCAGTTACCGGAACTATTGCTCTTATGCCAGCATGGGATGCGGGTGACGAACTTGGTGGCGGTAGCTCAACCAGTACTAGCTTCAAGGTAAATCTTGATAAGCGACCAATGGCTGCTCACTTTGAAACTGACAATGTAGACGCTCTAGTAACCCAATGGGATTACCGTAGCGAACTAGCTCGTCAGGCTGGTCAAACCCTCGCTAATAACAGAGATCGTCAAATTGCAGTATCTATTCTAGCTGCTTGTGCAGTAGATCCACTCTCCAACGATCCTCGCGGCGCACTTAATTTTCCACCTCCAGTAGAAGTTTCAGCAGCTGCTGCTTCTAATGTAACTGAAGACGCTGCGCTTAAGATTCTTAAGGCTATTGAAGAGTACTTTGTATTCATGCAAGAAAATGATTACCCAACTAATAGTGTTTATTGCGTAGTCACTCCAAAGGTATTCCAGACTATTCGTAGTCTTGGTATTACCAGAACAACAGGAGAAACCAACGCATTCGTCAAGTATCCACTATTTGGTGGTGGCGAAGAAGCTGGTAGACTTGGTGGTCCTCTAGCTATGGGTATGAATAGCCTAAATGATACTCTTGAATATATGGGTTGCCGTATTATCAAGAGCAATCACTTGCCAACAACTGATTATTCTTCTGCTAACATTGGTAGCAGCAAGTATAATATCAATGCAAGCACAATTAAGCTACACGGTATGATCTTCCAGCCAGAAGCAGTTGCTGGTCTATCACTAATGGGTATGAAGGTTGACACCGTACAGGATGTCCGTCGAAATACTCAGTTTACCGTAGCTAGCATGATGAAGGGTACTGGTATTCTTCGTCCAGAACTATGTCAGGCTCTAGTTGGTTACACCAATGGTGTATTCACCGATGATGCACCAACAAGAGTTGAACTAGATGCAGCTCTAGGTGCTAACTACAATGCTTGGGAAACCGAGTACGCAGTTGCCTGATAATGATTAATCTTACTGTTAATATCGTTTATTTAGTTAAACAAGATTGACAGGAGGTGATCTAATATCTACCCCCGGCTCCCTTAAGTGGGAGTCGGGTGGTTTTTTTCTAAGGAGGCTATATGGGCTTTATAACCAAGCTACAAGCAATTAATCAAATGTTATTGGCTGCTGGTGAGTCTCCAGTAGCCGACCTATTAGGTAACTCTGGTATTGATACTAGCGTTGCAGAAACAATATTAGAACAAGCTAGCTTAGACTTTCAGTTAAGAGGTCTTGCTAATAATAAAATAATAAGAAAATTAAACCCTGATTTAAACGGTAAAATATATTTTCAAGTGGGATCAGATGCGGATGAAGAGGGTATTATTTCTGCTGATTTAATGTCATTACATTTTAACTCAAACAACGAGCCAATTATTGCTAAAGTTTACAACGATGGAACAGGAACACCCAACTCGATTTTTTTATATAATTTTACAGATGAAACTGATGTTTGGGAGCCAAATGATTACTATGTTGAGGTAATTAAAAAACTTAAATGGGATCATCTTGATACTCCAGCTCAAAAAGCAATTTTAACAACCAGTGCAAGACATTATCAAATCCTAACTCAAGGAGATCCCGCAGCAGATCAATTCTTAGCTTATCAAGAAGAAATATTTAACTTTAAGGGAAAAGCTGCTGATATTAATGATAAAAAACGAAATATATTTAGAACCGGGGATGCAAATGTTCGTGGAGCTGCGTTTAGAAATCCCTATTCTTATGATCCAAATAGATATCGCTATTGGCGAGGAGTATAATAATGGCTAAAAGATTCCCAAATACAAGAGGCCCGTCCGTATCTACTAAGATTCCAGTTTTTACTTTAAGTGGTGGCGTTAGTAGACAACCCCAACCAAAACGATTACCATCTGAAGCACAAAACATGGACAACGCCCTTGTATCTTTGGAAAGGTCTTTTGAAAAAAGATCTGGGTTTAAAATTCTTCCTCAAAATACATTTACTGGAGATATTAATTATAGTAATTCTCCTCCAGTACCAAACGCACAAAGATTGGATTTATATCAACTTGAACACGACTACTCGGTTGAAAAAGATTATTGGTTTTATTGGTTTAACATTAACGATGAAAATAGATTTCTTGTTGTAATAGACTATAAAGCAACCGCAGCAAACTCTGTTATTCTTAGAATTTTTAAATTAAACACAGATGGTACTTGGACAGACCAAACAGAATACTCTGACCAAACCAATACAGAACAAAATACATCAATTATTAGTGATGATACCAGAAACTACATTACTTATGGTAGTTCTTCTAACAAAGCTAAAGATGTTTTAAAGGCTACCACGGTTGGCTCAAGTATTATTATTTTAAATACTTTAGTAAAAGCTGGTTTTACAAGTGGACCAAATGGTAAACTTTTTAATCTAGATGGAAGTGAATCAACTACTAATGATAGCAAAGGACCACTAATTACTTATTATAGTGCAGCAAGATATACAAAGGGGTCTGATTCAAAATGGTATTTGAATACTTCAGCTGCAACATCTACTACAATTGCATTTTCTAGTCCTTTTATTGTAAATAGAGCAGTTACATTAGGTGCGGCTCCAACACTCCCTAGCGGATTATCTCATACAGTAGGTTCTAGTGTAAACCCATCAGCCCAAAATAAGTTTTATGTTATTAAGGATGTAAACAATTGGTGTGTATTAGATGGATGGAAATCAGGGGGAACTTCTTATGTAGTTGATTACATTTATCCCGGCTCTTCTTTTACAACAGGAGATTCTGTAAGCGTCTTTTCTGGTTATACTCCCGAAGTTGAAGACTTTATTTGGCACGACACCAGCGAACCTTGGTTTGGCCAATCAATGATTGATTTCAGTGAAATTAGATTCCCACCAGAACAAGCCGAAGTTCAAGGAAATAATGGTTTAGTCTTTCCAAGCTTTAACCTAAATATATCAGCAAAAAATGCTTTAGCAGCTCTTTATGGCGGAAATGGAACAGGTAAAATCTATTTCACATCATCCCCATATCTTAACTTTACAAGTGGTTATTATAGAATTGTAAGTTCCTCATCAAAACCATATACCCAAAAAGTTAGAAGTCCAGATCTATACTCTGTAATTGATGATAGAAGAATGCCCCAAAAAATTACATTTAACGCCCTTTCTTCTACTTTTAAATGGACAGCTAATAAAATAGCTTGGCAACCAAAAACAGCAGGTGATCGTTATTCTAATCCCGGTCCAAGCGTTTTCTTAAATGATACAAAAACAGCACCAAGACAAGTTCAAATAAAAGCATTATCTACATTTAGAGATAGATTATATTTTTCTGCTGAGGATGTTGTATTTACAAGTCAATTGGGTGTTTATGAAGACCTATTCTTAAACGATCCAAGCAACATTGTATCAACAGATCCTATTGATATTAGAGCGTCTTCAAACTCATTTACAGAAATTTCATCACTAACTCCATTTAATACATACCTATTTATTAATACCCTAGGAAGTGTACAATACGAACTAAAGGGATCTCAAAATCAAATTACTCCTCTAACAGCTGAGATTTCACCAACAGCATTCTATTCAACAGCAAAATTTATAGAACCACAACTAATGGGTTCTTTAATCTACTTCTTTGATTCTGCAAAATTATATTTATATTTAAGTTCAGAATCTAGTGATTTAGCTGTTGCTCAAGAACTTACAGTAACCTGCGCTGATTATATACCAGAAAAATTAAGAAGTATTTGCGTAGCTCCTGCACAGAATTTACTTTGTTTTGTTGATGACGATAACCCAAATTATATTTATTTTAATGCTTCTAGGTTTGCTGGAGATAGAAATTTACAAAATGCGTTTTTTAGATATATATTACAACCAACAGAAGAAGTTAAATCTATTCAATCTTATGATGATTATCTATACACCGTTGTTCAAAAACCAACAACAGATTTAGTTGGTTCTGGTGACTATGATCCAATTACAACGGATACTTTAAACCCAAATAACCAAAGAAAAAAAAGATATTATATTGAATCCTCTTATCTAAGAGCCGAAAATCCAAACATACCAAGATTGGATAATTTAATTAAAATTAAACTAACAGATAATAATTCTGATTTTGATTTCAATCAATCAAGAACTACAATCAGAATTCCTATTTCTATTACATCTAGTTTAATCGAAAAAATACAACTAATAACAGACGATTCTTGGACAACCAGTACAGAAGACCGTGCATATGAAATAGTAACACCATTGTCATACACCATTACAAATGATTATTTAGAAATTCAAGTTAGCGGTGCTTATGTACCAATAAATTCAAACGGAGTTGTTGATTACACACTAAACAGATATCTATACATAGGCATCAAATTTAAAATGGAAGTAGAGTTGTCTACTCAATTTGTAAGAGATGAAAATAACAATGTTATTGACGGTGCTTTAAACTTAAGAACTCTTTCGGTTAGACACAAACAAACAGGCAACTACGATATTGTTGTTTCTACTAGAGAACGAACCCCAGTGGTATCTAGCTTTACAAACCAAATAACCGACAACAATTCAGATCCCCTTAATCTAGAAAACTGGGAAGAAGAGGGAAGATATAATGTTCGTGTTTTAGGTAATGCCGATACTACAAATATTAAAATTGTATCAGAATATCCATCACCAGTAAATATAGTTAATTTAGAGTTTAAGGGTAAGTTTATTAAAAAACTATCTCCAATTAAATAACAGGAGTTAAAAATGCCAGCCTATGATAATTCAATAGCCGTTACTAGTCAAACAACAGAAATTATTAGTAGATTAAATATTCCATATGTAAGTATAAGTTTAATACCAAACATTCCTCATATACACCAACTAGAAATCGAACGGGTTTTTACATTTGATCGTGATGGCTCGGCAGAAACTGTAAATAACTTTTTAAAAGATAAAAATGTTGCTATTGAAGATAAAAGAAAACTGTTTTTAATTCCTTCTAATTATATTACTTATAACGAAAACACCAAAACTATTGATATTGACGATCTTGCTGTAAATCAATATGATTATGTAACAACCAACCCACCTTATATTATTAAAGTACCTCCAATAGTTGCTGGAGAGGATGTAATTATAAGAAGAAAAACAATTAGCAATACACCTCTTGTTATTTATAGTGCTGGAACTAAACTAACAAGCAATCAATTAAATTTAGAAACAACCCAACTAATATACTTAATTCAAGAAGTTTTAGATAGAGTTTATTATCAGATGTTGTTAAACGGTGATGTTGTTGCTGATGTCGCAGACAATACTGTTTATACAAACGCACTTCAAGAATCCGCAGTTACTACTTCAAAAATAGCAAATTTGTCAATTACAAACGATAAAATTAGTACTGGACAAATTACTTATGATAAAATCAATACCACAACTAGTCCTTGGGCTGTTGATTTATATACAGATCAGGCAATTACTGGTATTAAAACACTAACACACGCTATTTTTAGCGATTCATTAAAAATTAATTATGGTGTTCCAGAACAACAACAAGGTACTCAATATGTTCTTGCATATAACGGAGATGGTAACGGAGGAGTAGAGTGGCAATTAAATGATCCGTGGGAAACCGTTCCATCAACTATTGTTCAAACAGGAAATAATCAAACTATATCTGGAAATAAAACATTTGGTGGTTCCACAACTACAACATTTGATGGTACAGTAAAATTTACACAATCACCAACAGCAGGAAAAGCATTAGTTTCTAGTGATAGTAATGGAACGGCTTCTTGGCAAAGCGTTGTAAACAGTATTAAACTAGGTGGTTCAACTGCTTCTACATCAACCGGAGAAGTAGTTATTACTCCAGATTCAATAGGAGCTTTGTCTTCTTCCGGCGGTACTGTAACAGGAGCAGTTACATTTCAAGATAGCGTTAATCTAGGTGACGCAATTCAAGATAATGTTGAAATTCGCGGTACATTTAAAATTAGACCAAACGACACAAACCCAACAACTGGTTATATGTTACAAGCTGGTTCTGGTGGTACAATGTCTTTTGTTGATCCAAACAGCGTTTTAAGTTATGTAAAAACAATTAATGGAAAAACCGGAAACACAGTTGATTTAGTAGCATCTGATTTAAACGCTTTATCAACAACAGAAACAACACAACAAAGTTTAGCTGGCCCAATAACATTTAATAATGATGTTACTTTAGGTAATAGTACAACAGATAACATTAATATTGAAGGGACTTTAAAATATCTTCCCGGAGTTGTAGGAACTGGACAAGCTGGAAAGGTATTAACTTCAACATCAACAGGTGAAGTTGTATGGCAAGATATTCCACCAACAGGACTTGAAAGTTTAACTTTAGGTTCTAACGCAACACAAAACAATGTAAAAAATGTTATTATAACAGCTGATTCAATTAACGCCGCTTCTTTAGATACAGCACAAAATATTACTGGACTTAAAACACTTACTAATGGCTTAAACATTACAGGTGGTCAGTTAACTTATAATGTAGGGTCTAATTTAAACGGTAAAGTATTAACAGCAAACGCAAACGGAAACGCTAGCTGGCAAGATACTAAAATAACTGGAATTACTACTTTAACTATGGGTGGTACTGACTATAGTGGACAAACAGTTTCAGTAACTCCTGAACGAATACAAGCCCTTTCTACAACAACAAATACAACACAAAGTGTAGCTGGTCAAGTTAACTTTGACGGTAATGTTACTTTAGGAAATGCAAATACTGATTTAACTGTTATTAATAGTAGCTTACAATATACTAACGGTGTAACAGGAACAGGACAAGCTGGAAAGGTATTAACATCTGATGGCTCTGGAAATGTAGTTTGGCAAACATTACCACCAACAGGACTTGCAAGCTTAACTTTAGGTTCTAACGCAACACAAAACAATGTAAAAGATGTAACAATAACAGCAGCATCTATTGGTGCGGTTTCTACAAATACCAACGAAAATATATCTGGTATTAAAACATTTACTAATGGTCTAACTATTAGTGGTGGTCAATTAAATTATAATGTTGGTTCAGACTTAACTGGAAAAGTACTAACATCAGATAGTTCTGGAAACGCAAGTTGGCAAACACCAGCAGCTACTGGAATAACCAGTATTACACTAGGTGGTCAATCTTATTCTACCCCAAATGTTACAATAACAGCTGATTCAATTAACGCCATTGCTTCAAACACAAACAGTACAATTACTGGTGATAAAACATTTACTGGTAGTGTAACTTTAGGCGATAGTACAGACGATCTTATTTCAATAAGTGGTCAATTAAAGTATACACCAAATGGTGTTGTACCAACAAATGGACTTGTTCTTATGTCCACACCTTCTGGAAATGCTATTTGGCAAACACCAGACACTACTGGTTTTATTACACCAAGTACAATAGGTAGCTATATTCCAGAAATATCTACATATTACGCTGATATTAACAATCAATTACCAAAAGCATCAACTAGCCAGTATGGTGTTGTTCAACTAGATCAAAACGGTGGTTTAGAAATTCAAAACAATAAATTAAGAATTAATCCAAACTATGGTACTCTTCCAATCGCCACTGCAACACAACTAGGGGGTATTAAAATAGGATCTGGACTAACTATTAATTCAACTACAGGAGTTGTAAGTGTAGATGGCTATACACCCGGATCTACTTCAGTAAATAGCTTTAATACCAGAACTGGAGCTGTTACTCCTAGTGATACAGATTATACAGCAGTACCCGGTCAAAGTAACTCCGTTATTGACGCAGTAGATTTATCATCAAGTCAAAATATTACTGGAAGTAAAACATTTAAAGCCGTTCAAATAGTAACATCAGATACTACTTCTGGTGTTGGTGGTAGTGGCAAAAAAGGTATTGAATTAAATACAAGTGGTCTATTAAAAGCACAAAGAGCAACTTCTACTGATAAAATATTTGAAGGTTATAGCTCTAGTGGTGGAAATACTTCTTGGATTAAAGGTGACGGTAACGCTTATTTTGAGGGCTTAGTAGAAGCAAATGGTGGTTTTAAAACCGATGCTGGAGTAACTTTAGGAGCTACGGCAGCAGACAGCCTTATTCTTTCTGGTACTGTTAAAATAATCCCAAACAAAACAACTGATTATGTATTAACTTGTACAAACGGAAATGACGGTACAGCCGAGTGGCGACCTTCACCAACAGCTCCAGTATCATCAGTTAACGGACTAACTGGTGCTGTTAAAATCAGAACAGATAATCTATATAACGCAGCAGGAACAGCATTTGTTACTCCAGTAACTATTAGCGAAAATCAAACAATCACAGCAAATAAACAGTTTGATGGTACTGCTAACTTTACAAATAATGTAACTATTGGTAACGCTAATACAGATATTTTAACAATAAACGCATTACCAAAAATACCATTAAATGCAGCAGTAGGAAAACTATTAGTATGCTCTAATGCTGATGGTAGTGCTGGTTGGCAGGATAAAACAATAGTCTCCTCTGTAAATAATATTGCACCAGAAAACGGAAATGTAACCATATCTCTATCTAACCTTAATGGAGCTGCTACAAACGCTTCTAATACCTTTAGTGCAGCACAGACCTTTAGTAACAATCTAATAGTACAAGGAACTACAACTTTAGGTGATTCTTTAACTGACGATATTACCATAAACGGAGTACTTAAGTACCAAGCTGGAACTGGTGGAAATGGTAAATACTTAACTTGCACCAATAACGATGGTACATTAAGTCTTACAAGTTTACCAAACTTTGTCAAAACAATTAATAGCTCATCCCCAGACGCAAACGGTAACTTTGCTATTTCTACAAGTACTTTAGGAGCAGTAGATATAAGTTCAGCTCAAACTATTACTGGTAATAAAACATTTACTGGAGCGTCAACTACAATAGGAGACGCAGGTACTGATATTTTAACTATTCAAGCTACTCCCAAAATAGTTCCAAACGCAGCAGTAGGTCGTTTACTAGTATGTACAAACGCTGATGGTACAGCTACTTGGCAAACAAAGAACTTTGTTACCTCAGTAAATAGTATTACACCAGTAGATGGTAATGTAACCATATCTCTATCTAACCTTAATGGAGCTGCTACAAACGCTTCTAATACCTTTAGTGCAGCACAGACCTTTAGTAACAATGTAACAGTAACTGGAAATACAACTTTAGGTGACTCTCTTTCCGATAAACTTGTAATTAGTTCTACTTTAAGAATTCCAACAGGAGCTGGTTTAGGAAAGTATTTATCCTGTACACTAAATACAACAGGAAATGAAGGAACTGTTGGTTGGTCTGATTTACCACTATTTGTTAAAACAATTAATAGCTCAACCCCTGATACAAACGGTAACTTTAACATTACTGCTAGTACTTTAGGTGTAGTTGATACCACCACAGCTCAAAATATTGCAGGTAATAAAACATTTACTGGCTCTACTACATTTGACGGCAATCTTACAGCGAATGGAAACATTACTTTAGGTAATACTACTGGAGATATTATTACTATAGTAGGTACATTAAAGGGTTCTGGTTTAGGTTCTGTTGGAAATGGTAAAGTATTAACTTCTGACTCTGACGGAAATATTGGTTTACAAAACCCAATTATGCAGGGTGTAAAGGGAAATAATGAAACTAGTTTTAGAACGGGTAATGTAAATCTTACAGCCGCAAACATCGGAGCTGCTTCAACAACAGATCTTAATACAACCAATGCAAATGTTACAGCCGCACAAACAACAGCAAACAGTGCTTTATCTGCTGCTAATACAGCACAAACAACAGCAGATGGAAAACTAAGTTCTATATCCACAACAACCACCACTCTTGGTGGTAATGCAATAACAACGCTAGACGGTAACGGAACAGCAGCAAAC